GTCACCAGTATCTAAATCACATACTTGTTTAGAACCATCTCCCAAATCTTTTTCGGTACTTCTGGTATTTTTACCTAAATAGTTGTCTAATATTAATTTTGTGTCCATAATCTTTTATTTATAAATATCTTTTATTTTGAAAAAACCTAATTTAACATGTTGTTCCGTTTCTTGAACACGGTTTTCCATCCCAAACAATTTCCATACCTGTATATGGTTTACCATAACATTTACAACAAATATTATCTTTAATTGCCTTCCAATCATATGTTCCAATTATTTCACGATAGTTGAGTCCTTCTTCAGGACAATCCAATGGCATAACCACTTTTACAAAGTCCTTGTTTCCAAATATAATATTTGGGAAAGCGTCAACCCTAACTCTAAAACCTACTTCGTATGTTTGTCGGTTTCTAGCCAACTCCAAAGCCTCAATAAAATCAGGTGAACTCACAAATGAACCTCTATTAGTTTTTTCTTTTATAGTAAAATTAGCAATTAATATATCTGACATTTGTGACGCCAAATATATTTTAGCATTATAGTCTTGTGTTAATAAAGCACCGTTGTTTAAAACAAGAAAATCACCCGTTAACGCCCCGCCGCTATTAATTTTTAAATTTTGTAAATAATAAGTACTAAAAGCGAAACTATTTTCAAAAATAACTTGGTTTGTTTGTCCTTGTGGTGGTGTGTTAGGTGGTGGTGTACCACTTACATTTCCACTACCGGTTTTAAATAGGTCAATTGATTGTTGAACACTAACCTCAATTTCACTTAATTGACTTGGATTTTGAGATAATTTATTATAAACATCAATATTTTTAGCATTTGCTGAAAAATACAAAGTATAAAACTTAGCAATATCTTTAGCCGTGATTGCTGGTAATTGACCGACTCTATCTTTCCATCTAGAAATTAAAAATTCAATATGTTTTGGCAAATCCGAAAAGCTAGCATATGGAATATTATTAGAATTACAATAATATAAATTTTCAAAATAAGAAACACCAGATTGACCCCAATTTTGTAATAAATCAATTCCTGAATAATTATGTTGATTTGTTTCTAATATTGTTCCATTTGACGAACCTAAATAAATTGCCGTAAAAATTAAATATCTCAATTTTTGGTCAGCTGTTTGACTAATGATTGTACTAATAGCGTCTTTATATTTAGCCTTGTTTGTAGAAGGTGTTATATTTTGATATTTTTCATAATTTTTTAACGGTGTACAACTTGGATAATTACTTGAACTATTAGCGGGTTTTTTAGTTGCATCTGTAACAGTATTATTAGATTGACTAATAACGTTTTGTTGTTTAGACCCACTTTCTTTTATTGCCGCTTGTTTATCTTGTTTGTTTTTCTCAATAATAGACGTTAATAAATTAGTTTTTAATGTTTGGATGTAACTATCTATTTCAGGTAAATTTGAAATTGATTGTCTAATACCTTTAAATACCGTTTCAAATGTTCCCGGTCCAATACTATGATTAACTTCCTGAATCATATATGCCCCACTAAACATTGGTACATGTCTTAAATTAAAATACATTGTTGGTTGAATCATTGCATTACCCATCATAGATACAGTACAAGCATAACTTCTATTTTTGTATAAGTTATATAATGAAACATTTTGAGTACCAGCCGCTTTACCTGATGATTGTTTAACTAATTCATCTGTTTGTTGTAATGACTCAGCAGTTGCTTGCCCCGCACTTTGGTCTATTTGGAACCCATGAAAAATTGATTGATTTTGTGGTCCCACATCAACATTAAACCCAACAACTTTATTAGATTTATCCCAATCTTGTTTACCTATTTGGTCTTCAATTAATGGATTATCACTCGCTCTTCTTAAATCAAAGGAATCCCCTTTAAATCTTACGTTAGCATTATTTTTAAAATCCGGTTGTTCACTTGGTTTTCCAGCATAAAAACAAACCATTTTAGCCGAAGAATTTCTATAATCAACATTTAAAAATGTTCCAAACATTGTATTCGCAAAATCAATAGTCCCTTCCGGTTTTGGCACAGGATTTTTAACCGCATCTTGTACATTATAAAAATTAACATAAGACGGTATATTCATCACAACAAAATTATTTGTTACTAAAATATCTTGGACAAAAATCAACATACTTGTTTTAGGATTTATATTTGTCAACGTTTTTTTCAATTTATGAATATCTACTAACACTTTATCCCCAATATTTCTATTTGCTCTATCCATCAATAAAATATCTTCAAAAAGTGTCTTAGTTTTAAAATCATTTCCCGCAATCCATTTATCATTTAATGCTTTAAATGATTCCCAATATTCTAATTTTGTTTGAGGACCTTCTAAAGCTGTTGCCAAAACAGCGTCTGGTGTACTACCAACATCCGGTAATTGTTTTTGTAATTTAGGCATTAATTTATTAATAATAATACTTTGAAATTTATCCGTACTCGCAATATACTCATTCATTAATTTAACAAATTTATTATATGTTAAAGTATTATCATTTAATTTTTGAGTTGCATAAATTTTAATAATTGGTGCAAAAGTTTTAATATTATCAACACTAAAATCTATATTACAATCAACAAAGAAATCAGTTATATAAGAACCATTATTACTATAACGTAATTGAGGTATCTCTGAAAACCCTACATATAATTGTAACGCCTTCCATTCGTTTGGATAGTTAGTAATAGATTGAGATAGTGTAACTGTACCTCCTGATGTCGGCAATGGAGTTGGTATTTGAAATGAGTATTTACTCCACGTATATGGGTCAGCAATCAACCCATTTGAAAAAGTATAAAATAATCTTTTATCAAAACTTGCCGGATTACCATATTTAAAAACCACGTCATAATTTAAAAATGATTGTAAAAGGTTAGATAAAACAGTTAATTGAGATTCTTGGACAGCCGAAACTAATTCAGTATTTATTGTCGTACCAGTTATTTTAGGTATTTTCATTAAATTTCTCATTAACATTTGAAAATTCTTAAAGGATTTTGTACTTTCTGTATCACTGTTTGATATAAACTCACTATCAAAATCATAAATTGATTTTGAAAAATTTAAAAATTCTGACTCAAAACTATCTAAAATTTCTTTTTCAAATACTGAGAACATTTCACTAATTTCTGTGTAATCATCTTGTTTTCCATTAATAGAAAAATTTTCTTGTTTAGTATTTCCGGTAAGATTAAAAACTTGTTTTAAATATTTTAGAGGTGTTGGTTTTACAACTTTAGTAATATCAAAATACCCATAGTTAGGTGCCGACCAAAATAATCTAACAGAACCATTATACATTGCCGTATTTCCAGTTATCTCATATTTTAATTGATTTGTTTCCTCAGTAATACATTCATTACTAGTTTGATTAATTAACGCCCCTTGAGATGGCACAATATATGATGAAGTTTTATCTAATGTTGTAATATAAACTGACCAGGGAATAACCCTTAAATCTCTTTTTGGATTATTCGGGTCAAACCCTTCTGGCATATTAATAATCGCTTCAGGTACATAATTTAATGTAACACCTGAACTAAACCCATTTTGAATATCGGTATCGGTATAACCTGAATAAATTTGGAACCCTTGATAAAACACATTAAAATCATTAATTAATAATGGGTAAAATCCGGTATTCATTAATGATGATGTCTCAAGACCTAATGTTGTATTTTTTTCTAATACAATATCCATTTGAGCTCCGTTAATTGTTAACCCATAATTTCTAGATGCAGAATTTGTAACAGGGTCATAATTATGCACATAACTAAATCCGGACCACGATGTATCAATAATATCAACACCTGTCTCAACAAAATTTTTATATCGGTTCCAAACAGAACCAATTTTTAATATCCAAGCATATGGTAATTTATGTACCGCACCAAATTTTTTAAGCGTTGCAAAAATATAGTCTAAATCCGTTACGGAATTTGTCTCATAAGTTTTGTACTTTTCTCTAAGCGTTGATAATGGTAAACTATTTAAAAACAAATAAGCTGACGCCACAAATGGATATTCACTCCCATTTCTAAAATTTTTAACACCTTCTTGAATTGAATTAGTAAAATATGGAGTGTTTAACATTGACACAGTTTGGTTACTTGACACCAATCCTGAATAATTTAAATATCTTAAATTACCTTCTGTCGGTAATTGAGAATCAAAACTTCTATTTTCATAAAATAATTTTAAATCAAAATAATAAATTGGGGATTTAATATTATTAAATAAAAAGTTAGTAAAAGGTCTTCTATTATCATCATTAGTAATATCTAAAAAATTAGATATTATTTTTTTATTACTATTATATGTTAATACTTTTGTTGTATTATAAGACGATTTAACATCTGAAATTGAATTACCGTTTGCTAACTCACTTTTAACCCAAGCGAAATTTGTAAATGGATATGTGTCAGTTAAATTAAAAATATTACTTGATGTTGAATTTGATATAAAATCATCAATATTTTTTTCACCCGGTAAAGAAACTAATGGTTGTGATTTAGAGTCATTTAACAAATTTTGACTTAAAAATTCAAAACTAGAATTATTAACTTTGTTTTTAATATATGATGTATTAAAGATACCTCTAATAAAATTCTGCCAACTTTCACCTGTCCCATCATTTGAGATATGTCTCATCAAAATTTCAAAATTACCCGCATTAATACCAAACTCTTTTAATTTTTTAATAATAAAAGGATTATCATTTGATAAACTTTGAATAATGTTAATACTTTCTGCTTCAGCAATAACGTCAGTTACTTTATCCGCATCCTGAGTATTACCATTACTTCTTAATAAACCTGAGTAGTTAGATGTTAAAAATATTCTTTCAAATATTTCATAAAAATATTTAATTTCTTCTTTATTATCATAAACAGCATTACTAATTGGAAATTCAATTGCATCTAACGAAACTCTTTGAATGTCGGTCACAGGATTTGAGGTTTCTGTCGGGTCAGCCGGCGGTTTTACTGTTTGAGTTGTTGCTCTAATAAATTCTTCAACAAATTCAACTTCAGGCCATAAATCAGTTAAATACGCTTTAGTTTGACTTATAACATTCTTATCTCCCGGATATGTTAATTCAAATTTTTCACGACCATCTTTACCTGAAGTTGCTGTCAACATTTGAGGCCACGGATAAATTGGTAATGTTTTATTATCACCTGATGTTAAATTATCAACAGAAGCGTTTGCTGTTTCAGGATTTAAAATTGAATTTCTTCTGGCTTTAATTTGAGTATCATTTAAATTCCAAGCTTGTACATGAACATCATCCATTAATCTTAGGAATGCCTCACCATTAGCAAAAATAACCGCAAGAACATTTCTAATATTTGGAACAAATCCAATACCATTATCTTTTTTTTGTAATAAATTAGTTAAAGCTTCTGTTAATTCATCTTGAATATTTTCTTTAGTTGTTTTAGCTAATTTACCCATTTGGTTTATTAAATCTTCAAACCTATTATCACCCTCAAATATATAAAATTGGAAGTTTTTATCTTCAGAACCTTTCTTATTAGTTATCTCTAATGAATTAAAAATTCCTTCGGTTGCTAGTTGATTTTTAAATTGTTTAAGTTGGTCCGCGTTTGGCTCTGTTGATAATTTTTTTCTTTGACGATAAGTTTCTTTAACATTAACATCATTTTCTTTTGGTTCAATAGGAAATATACTTGGGTCAATCTTAAATGGTACATGTGAACCAGTTTTTGTTTTACCATCAATAGTATATTTACCATTTTCACCGCAAACAGAATTTGCCTCCATTTTTTCTTTTGCCGCACTGATAATACCTTGAAGTTCCGCCAAAGCATTTTTTCTTTTTTGAGCTGTATTTATTTCAGATTTAAAAGTATAAACCTTACTACCTTCAGTAATTCCATTAACACCATTAACACCTTTCATTACTAAATAATTTTTATCATCCATATATTTAGAAAACCATGAAGTTCCAGCACCAACATAAACATCTTTATCTAAATTACCCAATAATCTTTGATATTCTTCAACATAAGTTAATGGGTCTAAATTTTGTTGCGAAAATGAAGTTAAAATATTTTTAATAAAATTTTCAATCCTATTTTTCATTTGAACAACAGTAATTTCAGGGAAATCATCAGGTATCATACCTTTTGATTTATATTCACTATATAACTCTCTAACTTTTTGATATCCTCTTGAAACAATAGAATCTTGGACGTTTGAAAAATTGCTAGAACCTCCTTTAACTGTTTGTATATTAACCCTAGATTGGTACATGTGTGGAACCGCAATTAATGCCGCCATAGGTACCTCACTTAACAATGTATATTTGTAAGTAAAAAATTGTAATTTAATTTTAAAATTTCCATTAGATGTGTCATATCTAGTTGAAAATGTTTGTAACATTAATTTTAATTTAACCGCTTTACCATAAAACCCTTTTATTGTTAATTGAAACATTGGATATGGTAAATTAAAAAATGCGGCGTATGGTGAATTATCACCCGCCTCAAACATAGCTCTACCTTTAACATCTTCTAATTCAATAGTAATTGAAGGTAAAAAATCTAACCCTTGTCTAATATTAATTGATGTAATACCCAACAATCCATTATCAACTGAGGCTTGTTTACCACCTGAATTAATGGTTTGTCTAATGTAAAAATCACTACTTTTATTTGGGTTTGAGACAGCCGTTAGTTTTGGTTGATTCACACCATTACCTTTTATTGTATCTTTACCCGTTAATTCATCTGTATATGAATTATCTAAAAATGTTTTATCTCCCGGTTTTAAAAAATTAATAGTGGCTATTGAAACTGTTTGTACTTGGTCGTTATTTGCAACACCAAGTGCTAATTTGGTACGAGGTAAAACTTTACACTCCAAATTAGCGTACATTACTAAATTTTCCTGCTTAACATATCGTTCTTGTACTTTTCCGTCATTATCTATAACTTTATTTGGGTCAATGATTGATATGTTATTATAATCAAACTCAACTAATATATTTTCCGATTTATCTACCATAATAAAAGAAGTAATTTTCTAGGTCATTGTTGTAATCCTGTAAAGAAGCTATTAAAGGATAGGGTATTGTCAAGATAGCCCCATCGGGGATATTCCACTCTTGACCAGCATATAGTGGATTTGCTTGTAATATTAACCAACTAAAGAAAGGACTACCATAATATTGTTGAGAAACTTTATCTAATCTAGATTGAGCGACTTTAAAAATATATCTTTTGTCTGTAGATTTACTTGGCAGAGCAATATATGGTACAACCGTTTGTTGTCCATTAACGATAAAATTATTGTATCTATTATAATAATCTTTAGTACCCATAATTAATCAAATTTTATTTTACCATCAAACGTTAATTTATCATTATTAACATTTACAGTTTTATATAAATTAGCAATATCTGTTTTTTGTTGTGTTTCAGTTGCAGGGTCAGGAACCGTAGTATAAGTAAACTTTCTCAATTTACCTTTAGGATAAGCCGGTTGATTTACAAATTTTAAATAAGATTCTTTTCCTTTAATTGTTTTAATAAATTTTTCTTCAGCAATTAATTCTTTTTTAGTTAAATCGGCAAAATCATCACAAATATTATTAAATTTTCTAACTAATTTATTATCACTTTTTAATTCTCCACTAATAATAGCATTCTTAAATTGTGTTAATTTATTTTTATCATTAAATATTTGAGCCATTACCATAAATTGTCTTTTATCCTGAACTGACGCTGTTGCAAAATCTTTTGAAATTGGTTCAAATTCACCAGGACCTTCATATGGTACAGTAACTGTTGTAATTATTTTTTCAGCATCCATTAACACATTAAAATCGTCTAATCTAATACCAACTAAACGATAGTCATCACACAATTCTTGATATGTGTCTAATGGAGACCCAAGACTAGCGGTATTAACTTCGGTTGTACCTGAAATAGTATAAACACGAGGAATCCCGGTGTCTAAAATTTTACCATCCGTTTTAGTTGTTACTAAATTTATTTTTCTAATAATTTGAACCATACTTTGTTCTAATATTACAATTTCTTGAATTTTAGTGAATAAACCACTACTATAATCCCCTTTTAATGTGGTAATATATTGATTCATATTTGTTTTAACTCGTTGAATTGTTGCATCTGTAAATTTATAACCCACTAATCTTGATATTATATAATTTTGATTAGTTGGATTATCAGCATTAATATCTGATATAAATGTACTAAATAATGAATCCACTTTAGTTTCAACACCTTCCGGTTTTCCATAAATTGGAGCTAATATACTACTAGAATTTAAACTTATTTCTCCCGAAGTATACAATCTATCCTGAGTTATTAATTGCCACACACCATAATTGTATGATTTAACAATACTATCACTTTGATTTAAAACATTTGTATAATATTCTTTCGTAGCATCTAATATTTTATCCATAATACTCATATAGGTAATTTCCCCTGTTTGACCACTAGTAACCGGAATGTTAGTTAATATGTCACCAATAGTATTTCCACCATCATTAGTAATTTCATTTTGAACATTATTAACAGTAACCGGTGGTTGAGCATTTAATATTGATTGGATTAATGTAGTATCTAACGCTGAAGTATCTTCTGTCCATGTTGCTCTTTCGTCATAAATTTCAGTATTTGCGTAAAAATTAAATGACAGCGCGTTTTGTAATTGTTCAACAGGTCTAGCAAGCCCCATACCACCAATCATATCAAAACTTAAATTTACGTTAGCTAACATCGGTTGAATACCAATTCCTTCCGGATTCATATCCAACAATAATGGTTCATATGTAAATGATATTGTTTTTGGAATTATTTTTCCGTTATAGAAATCCCCAATTCTCAATACTAATACCGGTGGTGCACCAAATGAAGTATTAACCGCATCATTATATTTTGGTTTACCGTCCGCACCTATTACAGGAATTGTTTCACCAGGTCTAACACATTGATTTAAAAATGTAAGTCTAGAATTTAAACCTTCAGGTGTCATGGAGTGAAAAGCGGGATTGAAAAATTTAATTTTATCCGCTATAGACCCATATACCATAGGATTAGTTTCTTTAATAACATCAAAATAGTCACATTCAGTTAATAATTGTCTAATAATTCTTTTCCCAATACCTTCTTTTAATTTTTGTTCAATTGTAACTGTCTGAACAGGTTTAATCGTATTAATTGTTGTATTGGTCACATCAGGTGTTATTATTTCCACTTTTTCAGGTGGTTTTACTATAGTTGTTGGAGCAATTGGTGCAATTGCAATACTATTAATTTTAACTCTTCTACATGCCATAGCATCTGTTGAATATGTCTCAGCTTTTTTGTTAGAAACATCTGTACCCGATGATGATACAACATTTTTACTACAGTCAACTTGTGTTCCAGTACCTGACTCACCTTGAGGTATAGAAATTTGTTCACCCTTACCACTTTGTAGTGTAATTTGTAAGGTTTGATTTTCAAAGAAAGGAGCCAAATTAACATCTCCAATACTATACTCCTTTAAGAATTGAATAACAGAATCATTTCTTCGTTTAGAAAGATTTTCATTATACGGGACACTGGCAGTTGCTGATGCCGAACCAACCATTTGAATACTTATAGTCCCCTTTTTTTCTTTTAGAATATTGTAAGCGTCTTTTATAAAATTATTATCATTAAGAGCAATTTTTTTATAATTAGATTCAACAATATTTGTAAAGAACTCACCAACATTTCTATTAGTAACACCAACATTAAAAATTGCACTTGCGGTATCAACATATGTTTTTTTATTTCCAACACTAGTATATGACGAATACGTGACATCATATGGCACTGAAGAAACAACACCTTTTGAGTTTGGGTCAGGAATATCATTATCAAAATAAAATGCTAACTGAGAATAATTCTTTTTGAAATCGTCAATTGAAGTATCCGGATTTGTCGTACTATTTGTTGCATCACCAGGCGTTCCCGCACCTCCTTGAGTTACAGAATTTTCTCTTGGAATACTAGCACTTACACTTTTTAATTCTTCATCCGTTAAATTTGGTTTACTTAAAATCTCTTGATACGTATATAAATCCTTTGTTGGTATAGTATTAAATTTTAACGCCAATTCATAAATATCATACTTAACACAACCAGCAAAAAATGAATCAATAATTGAATTAATCCTTTCTTTATTTTGTCCTTTTAATTGTTTTTCCACAACAGCATTCATTACAGATGGACTATCAACTATAATCTTCCAACTTAAACTCCCTGTTCTACTTGTATTTTTATATGTGTAAATTGGTTCAGGTCTACCTAAGAAAGAAGTATCATTCCAATTAGCAGTACTACTATCTGAAAACTTTAAATCATACGGAGGAAACCACATAACTCTACCACCATTTGGACCTTTCTCACAAACAGGTAATTCATCATAAGTAAAACCAGGTCTACTTGATGTTCTCCAAGCTAAATTCTCAATTGAGAACATATATTTTTTAGCATATCCCCCCGTTCCATTAACATTATTCGCAATAATGTTTGTTGAGCCCGGATTTCTTAATGGAGCAATATTCAAATTATATGTGTTATCCAAAACAGAATGAGTAAATCTTCTACCTGATGTAGTTATACCATCTGTTTTTTGTAAATCATTATACGCGTAATAAGGATTATCTTTTGTGAAAACTCTACAATATTCAATACCGGCAGCCCCACCTGTTGTATTATCAGTATACGATAAAACTTGAGAACCTTTAGTAATTTCTTTATAACCATCATTGAATACCTTACTAATCTGATTCATTGCGTTACCAACGTGTTTCAATCGAGCAATACCCGTAACATTATCCGCAGAATCAATTAATCTTTGAGTTTGGTCTAATATTGATGTTGATTTAAATTCAATGTTTGTTGATTCATCTCTAGTGATGTTTCCACTAACCAATTGATAGTCCTCATCCATAGTTCCGGAACCACCACCCGGTATCGCTCTGAATCCTGCATTGGCTTTATATTTTGGAGATACCCAAACAAATCCTCCGTCAATACCCCCACCGTCACTATAGGACTTACCTCCTAAACCAAAATTGTTAAGTGTTGATTCATTACCTTCATATAAAATACCCATCTCTGATGGACCATATACAGGTGAAGGGTCTTGTTGACCAAATGCGTTAACCGGTATTTGATTTGGGGGTGATGTAATATAAGACGGTTCCGATGTTTTATTACCAACATAGTAACCACCAACTAATGTACCATTACCCGGATTAATATTTGGGACTAATAAGTTAACTAATCCTTGAGCAACCCCAAATAATAAACCATAATCTTTATCATAAGATGGTTGATATCTATTATAATTAATATTTGCAAATAAAACAGACCTTTGACCATTACCTGTATTGGCTAAAAATATTTGTGAACCACTTCTACTAAGATTTAATATTGGACCTAATAAACCACCTGTTAATTGATTAACAGTACTTAAAGCGTTTGATGTTTGTTGTGTTTGACTATTTTCGTTATTATCATTGAAATAATCTCCAGGTATTAATGAAACCGGCCAATAAGCTCCCGCCAATCTTGTTAAGAAGTCGGCAGCGGCAACAACAGGGTTTTCAGGTACTGTAATCTTCCAATTTTTATAAATTAAAGGTTGTTGACCTGACAACATCATACTAATCTCAAACGGGTCTTGTAGAGATTGTAAATTTATTTGACCTAATGTGTTTTGAAATAATTCAGCATCAATTCTTTTTTTCAATAACGAATTTAATTCAAGAGCTCCAAATCTCGCAATAAAAGAATCCTGAGATAGTAACCCATTACTTCCAATAGGATTATTTGATAATAAAATATTATAAGGTGAATAAGTTGATGGAGCAAAACTTGGTGGTTCCCAATAAGGTTGATATATCTTATTGTTATTTTCAACATCTGTTATAATAACTAAATCATTATAACCACCCGCCGGTCCATACCCATTTTGAATATAAGCAGCATCAATAAAAAATTCATTAAGTAAATCTAACGCTGTGTCGTTGGGGTTATATTCCCCCTGATTTGAATTAACAGGTAAAGGAGGTCCGTTAAAATTAATTTCTAAATTATAACCACCATTAGGACCATATTCGTTCAATGGATATAATAAATTACCATATGGGTCATTCGTTATTAACTCACCTGGTGAATCAATAACATTACTTACACCTAAAATGGTTTCGTAATTAACTTGATTTGCCGGTGGGGTGTACACTCCTTGAACACTATAAGGTGCCAAGTTTTTCGCCATTAGAGAATTTCTAAAGGAAGACGTGGACGCAAATGATAATGAACTCTCTGCCATATATTCTAATTTATCTATAAATAGATTGTACTTTATTTTATGTTGTTAATGTTGAACTTAAATTAGAGTTCATTAACTGTGTTTTGTTTGCTGTTGGAGCTAATAAACCATTACTAAACATTCCCTCTTTTATCGCCATAACAATACCTTGTTGAACATCCGTATTCTTAAGTGCCATAACAATTTGATTAGTGTCTACATTACCATTAGTCTTTAAATCAACATTATGATTTAAAGTAATTTCAATTGGTGTTTTTGTTGTATTACTATTTGAACTTTGTTGTTCATTAGTAGACATTGTTGACGTATTTCTAACATTACTAATATCTCTTTTAACATTCATCGGATTAGCATCTGATGATTCTTTTTTAGCACTTGATACCCCTTTCATCTTACCTGTCATTAATTGTTCCATTCGGGCAACATTAGGAAAATCTTTATTTAACTTTTCTCCTTCTTCTTTAGCGATATTCATTCCTGTTTGAAATGCTGATTTAATCAATGTATTTAACTTTGATAAATTTTCCCCAACTTCCTTTCTAGCCTCAGCAGCGGTTATTTCACCATCTGTTAATCTTTTAAGAGTGTCTAAACTTCTATCAATCCCTGTATCAATTGTCCCTCTAAGATTTTTTGAATCTAATTCTTTTGGTGATAGAACTTTTCTAGCACTTGTTGTTGCTGCTCTAGTATATTTTTGAACACCAGTCATACTTTTACTACCGGCGAGAGCTAATCCCGGTTTATCGGCTAATGATTTAATATCAGCAGCAATAGATTCCAAAGTACTCAATTGTTCTTTAGCCAACTCCTCCATAGTTTTTGGAGCGGTATTAGCCATTTTTTCAAGATTTGCAACATCTTTAGCATTTAATTCATCTATAGCCTTTGCAACTGTTTTTCCTGTTTCTGGGTCAGTTACTTGTACCTCATATTTACCTCCAGCACCCATTTCAGCCATATTGGCTATCATCTTTTGCTTATCTTCGTCTAACTCAGGTAACTCAGGAAAACGAATTTTACTCATTTTATCCTCTAACTCCGCACTTGCCAAAGACATTTTTGCCAATTCACCTGCGGGTAATCCCATCGCCTTCTCTAACTCCCTCATTTGACGTTTTGCTCCCGGCATAATTTCAAATTGACCTTTTTCATTTAATTGAGTAAATGATTTACCCATCTCCGCCATTTGATTTTGTAATTCAGCGGGGTCATTCTGAGCTAAGTCCATTAATTTTAACGGGTCAAGTAAACTACTTTGAGTAACACCTAATCTTTGCATAGCTGCCGCCATTTCAATAGCCCCTTCAGGGTCAAAAACTTTTTCAGCAAAACCTAACGTTGTTTTCATATCAATTCTTAACATCGCCGCTTGTGCCGCCATTTTTGCTAAACCTGATACACCACCTTCAAAATTATATTTACTAAGAGAGTCCATATTTTGTAAAACAGCTGAAGACACTTTTTGTGCGTTAACACCTGATTGAGCCGCAATATCCACAACATTTTTCATTTCCTTAGCGACTTGTCCCGCACCATATCCCGCATCTTTAAATCCTTTAACTAATGGACCAATTTGTTCTCCAGTAACTTTCATCGTTGCGTAAAGGTCTTTATTTACTTCAGCAGATAATACAACATTTCTACCCAACTCTTTTGACGCATCTCTTTGAGTCTCAATTACATCTTTAATATCACCACCTAAAACTCTAACACTACTAACCGCGTCTGCCATTGTTGCACTTAATGTTTGAGCCATTTGTTGACCAAGACCAAACTGTTTTAAAAGTTGACTCGCACCCGCATCTAGTTCTGCAACAACCTTACCAACCGCAGCAACACTAAAATTACTTTCTAAAGCATCTCCTAACGACTTAAGAATATCCTTACCTTTTTTTTCACTAGCCTCTAAATTACTTCCAGCATCTTGCATATTAAATTTCTTTTATAAATAAATACACCAAAGACATATTTTAATTTACGTCTTTGGTGTATTATCTTCTATTATTCTGTTTATTAAAAATTTTCTAACATAAGTGGGCATCTCGTTGAAATCATTATAAGAAGTCCTTATAAATTTAGCCATCAAGTAATATTCCTCAATTAGAAGTTGCCGATAGTTAAAAGAAAGGCCGAAAAAACTCCACCCCAAAGGTTATCTCGAAAGATACCAGTTCTCCTGACGGGGCGTTTGCTGTTCTCTTAAGGTCCAATGACGGTTCATTCTCCCTTAAAAAAGTTCTTATGTATTTAGAGTCCATAATAGGTAAAGTATCAACAAACATAGCTATTTTACCTCTATCGTTATCCCCATCAATTTCAACAATTTGTTTTTGTAATTTCCAAGTAATTCTTGGTGCCTGTCTTCCAGCAGGATATTGTTCAACCATTTTATCTAACTCAATAGTATCATAGAAAGTTGTTGGTCTTAATTTAACAGTAATACCTGTTTTAGGTAATTTAGTTAAGAAAAATCCATTTTCATCCGGTTGATTTTGGTTTTTTTTAATATTTAACTCATCCAATATAACAGTATGAGCAAATAATTTGTTAGTTTGTGGGTCAGTTAAATTAACTGTGTATTCAGCACCAAATGAAGTATTTCTTAAAAATATCAAAATAGCTTCAACATCACCATCAAGTAGTTCTTCAGGACGTAAATCATGTTCATATAATTTATTACGTAATAAAGTTAATACTACATTTTCTTTACCCGCTAGCGCACCAATTAAATAATTTTCATCAGACGCTGTTAAGTAACCGATTTTAACCGATTTTCTTTTAGATTTATAAAAAATTCCACCACTAGGTAATGATACCACATCATGTGGTAATGTGAAATTTTCTGTTCCTGCATTAATTAAACTCTCATCCATATAAATTTGTTTTTATTATAAATAATAAATGTATACTTTTTTTTATAAATAGTTAATAAAAAATCCACATATTTTTGATATGTGGATTCTTAAATTTAAATATAAAATATTATTTTAGTAAACTAATATACATCTATCCATACGTAATGTTGTAGAAATAGTTGCTAAAGCATCTTGACTATACCCTAAACCATCAAAGTTAACATCAGATAAGAAAGTACCTTCTAATATCCATTTTTCCACAACAACACCTGTTGGGTCTAACATCTCAAGGTCAATGTTTTTCTTATATCCCGCAGCATATCCCATACGACCTGTAACTGATTCAGCACATAAACGTACCCACTCCATAAGAGCTTGTGACGCTGAAGGTCCGATTGGGTCACGGAATTTCACGTTAATTGTTCCCCAAGTAAAACGACCAGCAACATATGTTTCTGTATTTAAGAAAGGAATTGCAACCGGATTAATTGTTATATGTGGTCTTGCTGCCGATTCTACGAACCATTCATTAATTCCTAATGTTGAAGGAAAACGTAGTATAAACCTATTTTGTCTTTTAGGTTCGTAAGGTATGGGCATTTTCATTAATAAATCAGCCATTTCAAATTGTTTTTAATTTTATTTTATTTATCTTTATTTAATAAATATCTCTATTTAAAAAATATTTATCTTGACTTTTAGAATTTAATTTATTATAATTATAATCCAGTCTAGTTTATTTAATACTAGTTTTTTTTTAACTAGTTTTTTTTTATTTAATTCTATTTTATTATAAGTATTTAATATTCTTTTTTTATTCCTCCTGCTGTTGAATAAGTTTTAATAATATTTTCTGGGTCTTGCTCAAAATGTTTCTTTACTACATCCACATTTTTTATGTCGTCATCTGAAAAACCTACTTTAGGAACAAAATAATTATTTATTTTATTTTTTAAGAACGCCTTTTTTTGAATATGTTGAGACATTGCTTTAACATATTGAACAAATTCTTTTAAAGCTTTAATTTTCCCTTCTTCCGGATTTGTTGCGGAACCTTCTCCATAACTTACAGGATAAAATTTACATAAATCTAAATATTCTCTAATCATCTCCTTTTTAGAAACATTTTCCTCATCAGCTAAATCTCTATATTTTTCTAAATTTTTAACTAACTCAGTTGAATTAATTCCATTACGGTTTGATACAATATAATTATAACAAGCCTCTTTTAATACTGATGGTGTGTGCCCTCTCGCAGTAACTATAGAAAAAATTGACCCATTATTAATTGCTTCAACAAAATCAGCCCAAGCCGGTCCCGGTTTTGCTAACATAGAATCAACAATAAATTGTTTATCACCTTTAACCCCGAAATATCTAAAAGGGTCTTCTGAAAATCCAACAATGGTGTGTTTATCAAATTCAAATGGTTCCTTACCTATAATTTCTCGATAAGTTGCGAAATCTTCAGTTGACATTCCAACCTCATCACCATCTTCATCTTTTAAGATTATTTTAGTTGGCATTGAAACTATATTATCGTCCCAATCAAAAGCGTAATACTTCTCATCCGGAGCACCTTCCTCGTCAATTCCTTCAATTATTTTATTTTTTAACATATTTTTGTTATAAGGCTTAATTATGACCCACTATTACAATGGGTCATAATTTTATTAATTATATATTCTCGAAAGAAGCTCCGGTTGGAGTAATATAGAACGTAATGTCTATAAATTCTAACGATTTGGTTGGTTTGATATAAATCTTACCAGTCATTTGATTTCTGTCTAAATCAGCTGCGTCAGACGAAACAGTTACACGGAAATCATAAAGACCTCTATCTCTTCTAATAGAGTCTAATATTGGGTTAACAGAATCTAAGAAATCTTGTCTTACCTTAGCGTCATTTTGTTCAAATAATAATCTAACAGAAACTGCTGATATTAATTTACGAGCTTGAAGTAATAATCTTCTAACATTAATTCTATCAAGTGCCGATTGTCTAATTTGAAGAGTTTTGTTACCCCAAATTACCGTTCCAACATCTGAGAACGTTGCTATTGGATTTAAACGACCTTGATATAAAGTATCTCTATTCTCTTGTGTCAATTTAACTCTCGCTTTAACAGCGTTTACGATACCTCTTGTGTAACCCGCCGCAGCGAACCAAGGAAATGCAATATTATCCGTTAACGCTAAGTTTCTTGTTACCTCAGCAGTTGCCGGTAAGTAAATCTGAGTATTGTTAACAGTATCTCTCATTAATACCCAAGGGTAATAAGTAGCGGTATAGTTAGAGTCAATACCTGAATTTGCCAAATTATCTACAGCTTCTTGTGGGTAAATAAAATCTAATTGATTACCAGTTGACGGAACATACATATTGTAGTCAGGAGTTGTACATACGTACAATGAATCCGCTCTACTATATTCAATCATATCAATAGCACTCTCAACTAAATTAGAGTTATTAACATAATCAATACCCGGTGTAACAAAGACATTGATGTTTACCGCCTCAGGATTCGCAAATGTTTGTTGTCCTAATAAATAAGCGTAATAATCGGTGTTTGCCCAATCTTGAGTGTTACCTGCGACAATAATTTGTTTAAATGCTCCCCAACCCGATGCTGTTGGATATTTTATTGTAGGACAAGAACCTTTTAAGTAACCTGTTCTACCTAACATAAACTCATCTTTATTTGTTCTAAATTCTCTATAGATATCCCAACCATCAAAACCACCTTTTACTAAGAATGTAAATTTACGTGCGTAAATTCTATAATAAGGGTTAAGTTCACTATCAGGGTCTGATGTAAAAGGTGCGTCACCACAAAAGAATGCCGGAGTACCACTTGTTACAAATATATTTGGAATTGTAATACCACTTGCGTTTTTGTCCATGTGGAAACCTCTTGTTCTAAAATTCCAAGGATTACCTTCAGTATCATTACAAATATCTAAAGGAAGTTGAGTTCCTTTATATTGGAAGAAATCAACATCAATACCTTCAGTATCTGAAATACCTAAATAAGTTCTTCTTACATTATCACCAGCACTTGTTGTTGAATCATCCGCTCCTGAAGCCAACCCAAACGGTGGGTTATAAACTACTTCACCAGGATAATAATATTTAGATTTAATTAATGGGAATGGTGGTCTTACACCAGCATATTCTCTATAATCGTATCCTAAGAATCCACAAGGAAGAGCATCTATTGGTGCATCCTCATTAATTTCAACCATAACATAACTTGACAATAAAGGATATTCACCATCTAAACTACCGATTTTTTTACCAACAAATGAATTATCTTGAGGGTTCATACTACAATTAGTGTATTTTTCAAGAACAACAGGTGAGGAATCAGTATCAAAGAAATCTCTAATTAATACATCAAAAGTACCATTGTTAAATGACATATTTGCAATTGATATTTTAATATCAATATTTGCTGAATCACCATCTGCAATAGTTGTAAATTTAAATAAGTTATAAACTTTATTACCTCTTAATTCTGAAACAACCCACGGTGAAACCGGTGATTGGAATTTTTCTAAGTAAAACGCTATTGATGTTGGGTCAATCGATTGACGAGCATCAGGTAAAGCTGTTAATTCACAATTTAAACCTCTAATATAACCCATTCTCCAAGCATTCGTTAATAAAGCTTGGAATCTTTCTTCAACAAATAATGGAACTACTGTTCTTGGTTTTGAGAAGTTAGTTGAACCAAACACTTTACTAATGTATTTTGAATCTGAATTTGATAATGATGTTTCAAAGAAATATTGGTCACCATCTTTACTTGTAATATTAACACCAAAAGTTGAAAATGGGTTCTTAGTTACACCTGAATATGTCCCGGTACAATCTAAACTAACATCCGTTAAACCCGAAACTTCATAAACAGGTCCATTTTCCAAACCATATGTTGACAATCCTCTTGAACGAAGTGTTGCAACAACTAAGTCATCATAATCTGTATATGCCGTACCCGAATAAATATAAATCACCCCAATCAATGTACCTGTATAACAATTAACAGGTTTTGCTGTTGTTGTTGAAGTAGTTGATGTTGATGTTGTTGTTGTACAAGGGTTTGTTGTTGATGTCGTCGTTGAAGTTGATGTTGTTGTTGTAATTATTGGTGTCAATGTTAATCCTGTAACAACAGACCAAAATGAAAATCCTGTATAAGAAGCATTACCAACATTATCAAATAATGAGTAATACCAAGGGTCATTTTGAGGTGCTGAATAATTACATAAATTTGAACTTACATTATCCACTCCGTAAACATTAGTTTCACCAGTATATACTGAACTTAAACCCGAATAAACACTAGTTGGTATTGCACCATAATAATTAATTGAAGTATCTTCTTTAGCCGGTGTTGAAACGATATCAAAAATTTGACTTGACATATCATCAAACAATGTTGACATTGAACCATCAAATTGTTCGTAAGGTTCATACAAAATTGAAGATATTTCAGATGGTAAACTAGATGTGTTTGTAAAACTAACAGTGTTAATACTATTAGTACACGCTGAAAATTCAACAGAATAGTTTATAGTTTTAAAGTCTATACATTCAGTAACACAATTAACTGTAGTTGCACTTTCACAAAAGAAATCAACCGTTGTTGGGTCAACATTTGCTTTTGTAGTTATAGACCAAGATGGTCCTGCATCGTAACCAGATAATCCTAACACTCTTGTTACGAATAATTGGTTAGATTGTTGTAAGTATGATTTAGCAATATAAGCCGCTTCGTACTTTGGAATTTGTGTATTTATAAATTTTTCTGGGGAAGTTCCACCGAAGAAATTTGTGAATTCATCAAAATTTCGTATAAAGATAGGCTCGAAAGCGGGACCTTTTAAGGTCTCACCCACAATACCCAACGTGGTAACTCCCACACTTTGTGCTACGAAACTTAAATCAACTTCAGAAGTATATACTCCGGGAGATACGAATACTTTTTGATTTGATGCCATTAGTTTGTCTTTTTTATTTGTAAATTTATTTTTATTGATAAATATTATAAAAAAAACCAAAATACTTTACTTCATAAGAAGTATTTATAAATTAGGTAGAATAAATTCTGCCTTTATTCTACCATGGCAGACAACGAAAAAAAGATAAAGAACCTAAAGATATCAATTGAGGTTCATAACGTCCTAAAGACCTATTGCGAAAAGAGGGGTATCAAAATGTATCGTTTTTTAGAAAGAATGATTGTTGAGAATTGTAAAGAAAAGAAGGATATATACGGCGAGAATTAAACTAATTGGTTTTCTAACACAATTGAACCCTCTTGAGTATCATTAGATTTAACTACAATAATTTTTAAAACATCATTGGTATTGATTTGTATTTGATACAAATCTGACCCATAATATTGATTATTAATGTACACATCAAACGAATCAATATTAGTTGTTTCACCTAAATTTAAATCAACAGTATAATCAAAAACTTGTGAAATAATATTGTTCCCAACAATAAATAAAATATTTGTTGAGGTTCCTTCATCTGCAATATTTTTTCTTCTTCCACGCATGAACGATTCTTTTTCAAATTCAATAACAGTTAAAACTCTTGAAACCGCCGGAGCAACTTCAAATTCGTTTTCATCAATTAAGAATCCTAACATTGTAAAATCATAACTTTGAATATAATATTTCCTTTTATCAATATTCATAACTGACTCATCGGTAATGTTATTCATAATGATTGGAATATAATGACCTTTGATAGTTGTATATGCTTGACGAGAGGAAAACATTTCAAGAATATTTTTATTAAACTCGTTTAATTCTCTCATTCTATTACAAATTATTTTAACACTATATGTAATATCAACAGGTACCGGTTGAGGTATTTTATAAATATCCATACCATTTCTATTACCATCCCACGTTGGTACTTGAGCATAAAAATATTGTTTTCTATTTGGTATGTTATATAGTAATGCAGGGTTAGTACCAAATTTAACTTCGGGATTTCTAACAACCGTAATAAATGGGGGTGAGACATTAGAATCCAAATCTTGAAAATTCCAAGTTTCAGTAAATTGAGACCAATTTTGAGCCGTTATCAAAATATCAATTGATGGTATAACATTACCATCCACAATAGTCTGTAATTCATTCTGAACAAAGTTTAACATTCCCCCATCCAAATCGGCATGTAAAATGGACTTAGGTAAATAAGTTCCATCTTTATTAATTTTTTCCAATAACTCTTCTCTTCGTGGATATAGAGTTTTTGGAAACGTTAACGGTATTGTTTTCTTTATTTTGTTAGGTAAACCCATTTTATTGTTTTGTTATAAATATTTTGTTTCTTGAATTTATCATTTCTACCTCACCGGCACGATATATTGGTTCTTCGGTGTCTTTCATAACATAAGAATTATATTTGTAAGGGTTATAGGTTACGATATTACTATTTGGTTCACTTGGTAGATTTTCACAAGGGAACTTACAATAATCCATTAATGTTCCAATCACAAATGAATGAACATTCTTTCTTTTTTCTTTTATAACCTTTTCTCTACCTCCGGGTCTAACTCTGAATTCAACGTCACTTAATTTAACATAGTCACAATGATTAACAACTAATCCTTTATAGATTATTGAGAATGTCTGTTTATGTAAGTTATAATAAATCATAACTTTCTTACCTATGTAATCATTTTCTTCTTCATCTGAAAAATTTTCAAATATTCTGTTTGCTTGAGATTCTGTTATTATTATTTTCATATTTCATTTACTCGATAAAAGACTCTAGCTCTAAATCCAAATTTATTATTACACCAATTTAGTAAGATTTTTCCCGTTTCTTCATAATCTAAACTAAACACTTCACTAACAAAATCCCATAATTCCCTAACAATATATAATTGTTTTCCTCTCAAATTATACATAATTTTAAACAATCCATTTTTGGATAAATAAATTTCTCTAAATTCAGTACGATTAAATCTTTCTAAATCACTATAATGTTTATTTAACCAATTTATAATAATTGAATTTAATTTATTTTCTGTTATAATTAATTTCATTATAATCCTCTAAATTCGTTCTCCGTAACAGGAGTTGCTATATATGACTTGTAAAATGGTTTGTAACCGGCATATGTATGTTTATTGTCTGAGTTAATTCTTCCATCATCACTAACCACATAATATCTAACTTTGGTTTCAGTTTCGTAATAACCAATATAGTCACCATAATTAATCTGAATACCTAAATCATTAAGTTGAGCAGCGTAAATTGAGAATTTAAGATTTCCAGGTTCTGATTGAGCAATTTTAGAATTACCTAAATATTTGGTCTCAGGTGGGAGTATTTGAACGTAAGCTTTAATCTCAATTGGTGGTAAATATTTGATACCATCGGTCATAACCTCACCATAAACATCATCTGTTTTAGTTTTTAATCTATCTATCTTATATAGTACTAACGTAAAGTTCATATCACCATATAACCATTCCTCCCCCATAGAGATGTCTAAGTCGTAATCCTCCGCTCCGAAGAACTTACCTATTCGTGTAATTGGTACTAATTGTCTGCTCATATTGATAAATATTAAATAATTTATTATATTTCTATTAAAAGATTAAATTTGGAAAACAATACATCTGAAAATTCTAATTTAACAATAGAACAACGAGCAATATCTATCCTTGAAACTTATCAGGGGGCAAACAACTATATCCTAAAATTAAAACACCAAAAGGAAACTAACAAAAGATTCTTCCCAACTCGGGCACAATCTGACTACATTATGAATTTTAATGAAGTAACTCCTAAGGTTGCAAAAAGATGGGTTGATTTAGACCCTTACTTCGCTAAAAAAATTGCTGATGAAAAATTATTAATTAAAATCCCTGAACAGGTTTGGGTTGAAAAGTTATTAGTTGAGAAAGAAAAGTCTTACCACGTTTGGGGAAAAGTATTAGAATCTGAAACAATCCACGATTTTTGGTTACCAAAAGGAGCTTTGATTAAAACACACACAATAAAGAATATTGTTGTGGATTATTCAAAATACTCCAATAGACCACCGTTAGAACATCAAAAAGAAGCTATTGAAAAACTTGCTGGGTCTAAAAGGTTTATCCTTGCCGATGATATGGGATTGGGTAAGACTACCGCAACCATTATTGCTGCTTTAGAGACAGGTGCGAAGAAAATACTTATAGTTTGTCCGGCATCTCTGAAGATTAACTGGCAAAGAGAGATTGAGAACTATACCGATAGAAGTGTTTATATCTCCGAAGGTAAGAATTTCTCAATAGAACACGATTTTGTGATTATTAATTACGATATTCTTAAAAACTTCTATGATTTAAAAAGTAAAACAGAATCTTTAATCTCACAAGGAAACTTTGATTTAATTATTTTGGATGAGGCACATTATGTTAGTAATGGACAAGCAGCAAGAACCAAACTTGTTAATAGTTTCTCTAAAAGTTGTGAAAGAGTGTGGTTATTAACCGGAACACCGATGACTAACCGACCGATGAATTATTTCAACCTATTGGCTCTTATTGAAAGTCCGGTGGCTCAGAATTGGATGGCTTACGCTATTAGATATTGTCAAGGTTATCAATTCACAGCGGGAACTCGTAAGATATGGAACGTAACCGGAGCATCTAACTTAGAAGAATTGAGAGACAGAACATCAAGACAAGTTTTACGTAGATTAAAAACGGAAGTTTTAGATTTACCTGAGAAAATTATTACACCAGTTTATTTGAGATTGAAGTCAAAACTCTATGAAGGATTAATGGGTGAATACTATGATTGGTACAATAAAAACCCCGATGAGTCAACATCTCTAACAGTTCAGTTCAGTAAGTTAATGAAGGTTCGTCAAGTGATTGCTGAAGAAAAAATTAAAGATACCATAGAATTAGCTGAGAATATTTTGGAACAAGATAAAAAAGTTATCATCTTTACCAACTTTACTGAGACATTAAACAGAATTGCCGACCATTTTGGAAAACAAGCTGTGAGATTAGATGGTTCAACCTCAAAACCTCAACGACAATATGCTGTTGACCAATTTCAAGATAATGAAAAGATTAAGGTGTTTGTTGGAAACGTAAAAGCCGCTGGTGTTGGAATCACACTAACCGCAGCCGAAGCTGTAATCATTAATGACTTATCATTTGTTCCGGGTGATTTAGCACAAGCGGAAGACCGAGCATACAGATATGGACAGAAAAATTCGGTGTCAGTTTACTACCCAATATTCGATAACTCAATAGAAGGAATCATTTACGACATGGTAAATCAAAAGAAACAAAATATTGGAACCGTTATGGGAGACAACATCTCTGAAAGAGGAGATTTTATTGGAGAACTTATGAATAAGATAAACAATCGGGGATAATCCGGTTGTTTAGATATTTATCATAATAAACAAGCCTACATGAAAAATATTAAAAATAAAATTAAACTCATTATAGAAAAGATTAAATCGGTGGAAAACCTTAGTAATCGAAAACCATCCATTAATGAAATGAAAAAAATAGAAATTGAAAAACTTAAATCTATTATATCTGAAGGTAAATCGGAAAGATGTAGTAGAGAAATGAACGAATCGATTAGAATGGTGTTTAACATTAACCCTAAAGTTAAAACAATTTTTAAAGACGGTATTAATCGAATGATGAAAGAAGTCTTCCCTGATAACTATTATGGAAATAATGAATATAGTGAAGGAGAAGTTGCCGGAGTATATGATTTAGAAAAAGATGGTCGTTCTGTTTTAAATAAATTAAACACAAACTATAGTTGTTTTTGTATCTTATTAAACGATGTTAATCAAGTCTTAAAATCAAAAAACGAACCCGAAATAAAAATTATTGGTTTAAAACCTTTTGAGCAAATTAGTGAAGTTAAAAAACTTGTTAATGTTTTAGATGAATATAAGTCTAGAATTTTTTCACAAAAATCCTCAACATTTCAAAATCTTATGAAAGTTTTAACTCAAACAGATAGTTGGGGTCAAGCTCGTGAAGATAGAACAATTCAAATATTAAAAAAACAATTTGGTGAAAAAAATGTTAACGCCATTGGTAAACTTGGTAGTAAAGAAGACATGATTGGTGGTATTGATTGTGAAGTTATTATTGATGGAGTTAAAAAAACCGCACAAATTAAACCTTTTACGGGGGAAAAAGAAATTGATAATTCTGTTATGATTTTAGGAACCGCAAATGTTAAAAGATATTCAACCGATTGGTTAATTTTTACTAGAAATAATAAAGAAGTATTGGTCTTTGATAATAAACACTCAAAAATAATGGGTGGTCAGTATATTTTCCCTAAAGAAGACCTGATTTATACATTAAGTTGATATTTATAAAATAAAAACGTTATGGGAATATTAACAGGGGCTACATATCAAACAGCTATTATACCGGAACCAGAAAGAACTAAATTATATACAAGAATTAAACATCTTTTAGGTGCACCATTAAGGAGTGTTGAATTAGAAGATGAACAAATGGATAGTTTATTAGAATTGTCTATTGGTGATTATTCTCAATATATACAAGATTGGTTAATTGAATCTCAATGGACTTCATTGTACAATTTAAATTTGGATACAGAATCGTTATCAAGAGCCTTTGTAACCAAAAGTTTAGATTGGGAAACAAGATATACTTACGCATACTCTAAAATTGTCGGATTACAAGCCGGTGGTGATTGGGTTTTGAAAAAAGATTTTGTTCAATTAGTACCAAACCAACAAATATATGAAATTCCTGCAAACCGAGAAATAAATGAAGTATTATGGTTTACACCTTCAGAATTAAATGGGTTATTATTTGACCCCTGGACTTTTGGTGGTTTAGGTGGTGGTGGTTTTGGTGGACCGGGTGGTTTTGCTCAAATGGGTGCGTCAGGTTCTTACTTTATGATGCCGGCATTTGATATGTTATTGAGAATGCAAGAAATTAATATTCAAAGAAGAATTATTGCGGGAGATTTAACTTATACCATCACAGCATTACCTGAAGGTAAAAAAGCTCTTCACTTAATGAACACACCTGGAGGTAAATTTGATTTTGGTAATCAACAAATGGCTAGAGGTAAAGTTTGGTATTGGTATTACGATGTTGGTCCTGCGGACAGAGATAATTGTTTAAAAAACAATCCGGATATTATTAAACTACCATCAGACGTTCCAATAGATTCAATGTCTTGGATTGATTTAAATAATCCAGCACAACAATTTGTACGAAGATGGTTTACCGCTTATTGTAAAGAAACGTTATCAAGAGTTAGAGGTAAATTTAGTGGTAATATTAAAACACCTGATAGTGAATTAACAATGGATTACGCTACTTTAGCGACTGAAGGTAAAGATGAAAAAACAAAACTTGAAGAAGAATTAAAGTTAAGACTTGAAAGATTACGTCCTGAGAAAATGATGGAACGTGAAGCGTTACTTGCTGAAAATTTAAACAAACAACTTAAGTTTAGAGCAATGCCAAGACAAATTTATGTTATATAACTTATGAATACAATATCCAATAGATTAACTAGAAAAACAATTAACGAAAAACAATTTTTAGGAGACACTTTAATTGAAATAGAAGAAATTAAAATACAAAACCCTAAAATAATTCCAATGAAAAAAATAATTACTAACTCCGAATATAAAACAAATGGTGAAATATTAATAGTAATAAAAGAAGTTGATTCTTGTAATCTTACTTTAGATTCAAATACGACCGACCATATCATAATTAAAGCATTTACTAAAGTTTATATTAGACCAAGTTTTGGTAAGATAGACGAATATTATGATGAAATATTAATTGATTTGGGTGCGTGTGTAGAATTTTACTTATTAGAGAATAATTGGTACATAGTTTCCTCAGATGGTTTAAAATTAGAATAAAAAAAGGTGTCGTATTAGACACCTTTTTTGTTTTAGTTAATATGTTCTTCCCAACCAGGTTCTGCTAATTCATAAATATATTCAGAACTAACCCCAACTCTATCCCAAAACTTTAATTCCAAATCTGTAATGGTTAATAGGTCCTCAATAGTGTCTTGGTCACCTTCTTTATTCGGAATACCACCAATTAACTCACATTGGGTCTTAGTAAAGAATCCTCTATCTTCGGGATTAGCAATTAACAAACTTTCTCTTAACTCTTTATTAAAAACAATTAATAATGGTTCAACTTTCTTATTGAATGTAGAGATTGCTCTCGCAATATTGTAATCTCCTGTTAAATCGGGATTGTTCTCAATTTCAGTTTGGTCTAACATATAACAATTAAGTTGTATGGTTGAGGTTGTTTTGTTTTCCGGTTCCTGTCCATTAACTGATGTAAATAAATCCAACTCTTTCTTGGTATAATTATTTTTAGTCAATTTTTGAACATCCCCGTGTGACGCTTTTAATCCATTATTAACATAACTGATTACATCACCCAACGACACCTTTAAATTGTGTTTAATAGCTAATTCCATATGAGCCATTCTACTCATTAAAGAACCCGCCTTTGTTTTCATACCACATCGTTTTTTGTAATCATCGATAGATAGTTTAACTCTCGCTCTTTGGGCAATTTGTTTTAAGGGTATTTGTTTATCATATATTCTTTGGTGGTATTCAAAATACCATTCAATAAACTCCTGACCTTTTCCTTCCAACAATAGCTTCACTCCTTTATCTAAAAATACCTCAATATATAATGGTAATTTTTTAGATTTAATTGAGTTTCCGGTTAATTTAATCTTACCGTTAGATTCCATCGTAGCGTAATTCTTTCTACTTAAATTGATACACGAATCCCAAGTTCCATCACAATCAAGACCCATTTCACCTTTCATAAACAAATCGTTGTATTCGGCGGTATCGGCATAATAACCTCTATATTCTTGACCCTCTTTAACCAACCAATTCAAACCTTTTCCGATGTAAACCCTGTCGTCAACACCACCTTCAGGTAAACTAAAGTTGACACCATCCGTATCAAGTACCAAAGGAGTGTATCCTCTCTTAACAAAGTACTTTACCATTTGACGAAGATATTGTCTTCCGGTACAGGTAATTCTTTCCCCACTATTCATTTCTCCCCACTCATAAACGTGTGGAGCAGATAAACCACCAAACATTGAGTTAATGAAGATTTTTAACGGTAACTGTTTACGGTCATACGATAATGATTTTTTAGAATCAGTTGACTTATATTCCGTTGCTAAGTTTTTATACATAATACGAGCGTTACGGAAGTAAGTTAACATTCCTTTCATTCCACCCATAACATCACACTCAGGGAACACGTCGTGCACCAACTGAATAGATGGATATAGGGAAGAGTAATCTAGTTTTAGTACGTTGGTAGAGTAACCCACCTTAAGTAGTCTTGAAAGTCCTCCTACGAAGTCAGTCTTCTCTTCTTTTGCAGGAATAGCCAAATTGTTCTTGAATGACCAAGCCAACATAATCATTCTCCATAGAGTTGCGGTTCCCATTGTGGAAACTCTCTCATAAGTTGTTGGTACCATCGACGCTAATAGAAACGTTCCCTGATTGAATTCATCATCCACCGTTAACGTTTCCTCTAAATCGTCGTCAAGATATCTCTCCACAACATTATCCCCCGTCACTTTAATATATTTTCCGGGAAATCTTGTGTCTAAGTTATTGAAGTCCGGATTGTCGGCTTTCTTATATTTCCCATTCTCAACATTTAACCAATATTCCTCTTTTTTAGCATACATCGGTCCAATCTCTAAGTGGTCAATATAAACTCGGTCGGGAGCTTCCGCTTTAATATATTGGGTAATGTATTTAAGACCCGCTGATTTAATACTTGAGTTAATCGCCTGAGCTCTACGAACTGAGTGGATAATATCAATAATATTATAACCCCACAATTGAGTTTGTGAGAATCTCTCCACCTCGTTGGCAAGTTTTAACATACCATCCTTTTGAGAGATAGGTCTTGCCGGATTTAGGGATTTAGCAATCTTTTTGATATCTAAGTTAAGAGCTTTACATCTCTCAAATATCCAAAACCAGTCAAAGTTTGCAGAATTGTATCCACCGATGATTGATGGTTTAAGTTCGTCAATAATTTTGAAGAACTCTACCAAACCTCTTCGTTCTTGGTCTTCGTCAGCACACTCAATAACTTTTTGGTATCCTTTATTGGTTTTGATTCCAATCATAAATATACGACCATCCTTAGGTTCTAAAGCGGTCGTCTCCAAGTCAAATCCGAGTCGGGTGATGTCGTTGTATTCTTCATACCCTTTAAATAATCTCTTCTCTCTTGAAATAAGGAACTGTTCTACCGGTGGAAGTACCGTAAGTTTACCTTTTGTTTTTTCACCCCAGGGGTCAACACCACCATCTCTAAAGAATTGGATAAGTGAACGATAACCCTTCATTGATTTAACCATATATTTGAGACCTTTTTCTAATCTCTCATTACCTTTGGTTTCTAACTTATCAATGATGATTCCGTGTTTTTTCATCGCCTCTTTTTGTTGGTCTTTGGACTTTGAATAAAAATTCAAATCTCTCAAATCACCAACCCAAGCAAATGCCGTAAATGTATCTTTTTTGATTATTTTTCCCTGACCAGGGATTTCTTTAATTTTGTATATTGAGTCTGACCCATAGTCATACTCAATAGCAACGATGTGCTCTTCCGGGTCATTTCCTTCAAGGAATGCCTTAATTTCTTCTTGTGTTACCATAAATATATTTTTTAGAATGACATATTGGCTCTGACATAAATCAGGTTTGTCTTGTTTCTATAAATATAAATGATATTAATTAATAAATCAATTTTATATTATAATTGTGTTATTATCACAGATACAGATGGACTTGTCGGTCTAGATGGATTACTTCTTATTGGTATCGCATATAACTTAACATCAGCAACATCTGAAGACCACACTAACTCAACATTATCACCTGATTCCACTGTTAAAAGATAAGTCCATGCCGCAATTAATGGAGATGATATTGGTGTACCAGCAAGTACTACGTCACCGGTACTGTCAATAATTGGATTCCCATTTTGATTTAACCATATACTAATAGTGTATGCACCAGCACCTGTTGTTTTTATTAATTGAGATGAAAAGGAGAAATTATAAGTTCCACCAGATAAAAATGTAAATTTACTACCATCAACAACTGTAACTCCCTCAGAATCAATTACAGTATCTGCACTCATTATATATGATTGAGATGTGGTTCCTGTAATAAATTGGTCAACAGTTGATAAAAATTGACCATGAGCGGCATCTCCGGAAGTATTTCCTGCTTTAACTTTATATGTTGTACCACCGTCAGATACCACAAATAAAGTGTCTGTTGTTATTCCGGTTATTTCGGGCAATAATGCTATTGGTAAATCAGGCATGTTTTTTTTTTATTAATAAATAGTTTATGTTATAATTATTTTACTTAAATCATCTTGTAAAAGATAAAATAAATCATCTTGTAAAAGATATGATATAGATGGTGTTGATGTAGGTGTTTGAGTAGGTGTAGGTGTTTCTGTTGGCGTCGGAGTAGAAGTTTCAGTTGGCGTCGGAGTAGAAGTTTCAGTTGGCGTCGGAGTAGAAGTTTCAGTTGGCGTCGGCGTAGAAGTTTCAGTTGGCGTCGGCGTAGGTGTTTCAGTTGGCGTCGGAGTAGAAGTTTCAGTTGGCGTCGGCGTAGGTGTTTCAGTTTGAGTAGGCGTAGGAGAACTTGTTGTTGTTGTGGTTGTATGATTAATTGTTGTTGTAGTTGTAGTATGATTAATTGTGGTAGTCGTTGTGGTACAAGGACAACATTCTGTAGTTGTTGTTGTAGTATAAGGACCATTGATACAACAAGGGAATTCTGATACGTAACAACTATCATAAACTAAATCATCAGCAATAAAAGAATCTTGTACATTTATAAATAAATCTTCGCGTATTGGTAATATAAGAACTCCATCGGAATTTCTTAACATAAATTGACCAGCGTATCTACCAACTCTATTAGTATCTCTTGGAGTAAACTGATAATATATGTAATATTCAGGACCAGCATTCAAGTCAACAAAAGTTTTTTCAACAAACCCTGCAGGTCTTGAACTTATTTTTGGAATACCGGTTTCTACATCAACCATTGAGAAGAAAATGGCAGATTCTTCAATCATATCCATAAACTTATTATAGTCGCTTCTTCCGTCTTTAACCACTTGTAATTTTAATACCGGTAAGGTTGCGTTTTTCTTAATAAAAAAATCCATCTATTGTTTTTAT